TCGCGGACTCGTGCTTCAAGCTCAGCAATCCGCTTGTCCTTGGCTTCAGCAGCCTCGCGGAACTGCTGCTCAAGAGCTTGACGCGCCTCGGTGTACTTGCCTTCTGATTCAAGTTTGTTCTGCTCAACGTTGCGCTTGAACTCAAGCAGCTCTTGAACATCGACACCGTCAGGGATTGTTTTTGCTTCCTTGAGCTTGCCAATCAGCTCATAATTCTTTTTCTCCAACGCTTGGATGCTGTTCTTGAGTGCATCCAGCTCGGCATTGTTTGGAGCTGCGGGAGACGTAATCTCCAGATTCTGCTCTTCAGACATTGATAACCCGTAAGGTTAATTTCACGCTCACTGTAACTGGCTCAAGACCACTTCACCCGATTCGCCCACCAAGCCGCCGACGTTTTGCCCTTCGCGATATTTTTTGCGTGGCGCGCTTTAAATGACTTGCGCTTAGCTTTGTCCTTAGCACTCTCGCCTTTTCTAGGAGGCTTCGTCTTAGCACCCTGCATTCCGAACCTAATGAGCCTCGGTTTGCCGCCTTCCTTAATGACAACAGCGTGAGACTTACCGCTCGGATGGTTCGGCGTGCGGATGGGCTTATCAAAGCCTTGAAACGTATGGCCACCGCGTTTGATGCTCATTTACCTTTCCTGCTCATAGCCAAACGATGTGCCTTGGTGAAGCTCATGCCCTCACGCATCTTGCGCTTCATAAAGTCCATGTGCGCCTTAGTGTGCCCATGCGCCTCTTGGTGCCGCTTCAAAGCGTTTTTTTGACGGGTGGTGAGCTTCATTTCTTTTTCTTGCCCTTTTTCAACAGATCAGCGTCGGCCTTGCGCGCTCCGCCTTTGCCTGAGATGAAGCTATTGACACGACCCATAGCCCAGGCAGCCATCGGGACATTGCGCGAGCCGCTGCCAAGATATGCGCCTTGGCCACGCCGATACACTGCGGCTAGCTGACCGTAGGTAAAGCGGGTGCCCTCAGCCTTTTTACGAAGAGCCTTTTTTACGCTTTCGCTTAGTGGTTTTCTTTTTGGTGCCACCTTGTTTGGCCCTCGATGCTGAAACGGCTTTGATGTCGATAAACTCGCCGCGCTTGTAAGCCTCGGCGGTTCGCTTGATCTCTCGTGCCTTGGCAGCGCGGTTCTTTGCACCTGACAGGTACTTCTTAGGCAGGCCGGTGGCCTTGTCCTTCGGAACGCGACGCTGCTTCCGTGCCATTACTTCTTCTTGCCGCCCTTCTTCTTCTTTTTCTTGGGCTTACCCATCCCGTAATGTCCAGGCATCAGTCGGCCTCCGAAGGTGCTTCCTTTTTAGCGGACTTTTTCTTGGCCGTCGCCTTGGGCTTGGCCTCAGCGCCTTGCTCTGTGAATTGATACTTAGCTGGCAGAGGTGCCATAGCCACGGTTGCGTAATTCATCCAAGGTTAGCTCCGAGCCATCCTTGGCCACAAACTTACGGATGGCATCAGAAGGGCCGTACTTTCTGACCAGTCCTTTCCACATAGCAAGACGCTCAGGCCCAAGAGCATCACGCTTCACAGCATCACTTTGATCGTTTAACCACGCACCGTAATCCTCACGCGCTTCCTCAAACTCCTTCTCAAGCCCGATCGGAATGTTGATGTAACGCGAGCGACAGTTGAAATGTTGCGGTGGATATGGGCCTTGCCCGTGCTTGAACACCTTGCCATCTAACGCGCGACAGATCGGTGAAGTCCGGCTATCGAGCGTCGCCGTGTAGCGGTACTTTGCCGTCGCGTCGGGATTCTCGGCAGCAATGATCCGATCGGCGGCGACAGCCACTTGATTCACACTGGTGCGAACAATGGCTCTGATCTGATTGTTCGGGATGCTGGTTGCCTGGCCGCCTGCCGCAATAATCGTGTCAATAGACCCGCGCTGCTCTTTGGTCAGCCGTCCCTTCAACCTGCGAACAATGGTCGGTACTGATTCGCCTTCTAACAGGCCGTTCCGCACCGCAACGCTAAACAGCTCGGCCTGCCTGGCGGACATCTTGCTGAAGGCTTCGCGGACAACCTCACCATTGGGCAGGCTTATCTCTTGCCCGACGGTTAGCTGGAAAGTGATTGGGTTGCTTGCGATCCGCTCGAAGCTATCGCTCAAATTGACAACACCGGCCATCGTCGGCTGACTCGTGACGATCGCTTGGCCCAAAGCTGGGCTGACCTCCACAGTGCCAACGGTTGCAGCTGCCCCGGCAGGCAGCGCCTTCTGTAGTTGCTCCGCTGCAAACTCCGACTGCAGCACAGCCAAGCCCTGCAGCTCCTCGGTCATCGTCGCAATGCTGTCGCCAGACCAAGTGCGAAGTGAATCGTTTAGTTGCGCGAGAATGGCCCGAAGCCGTGCAGCTTTAACAGGAGACGCAAGCTCATCAATCCCACGCAGCTGATCAACAGCATCCAACACAGCGTCGTTGTATGCACGGATCAAACGTCGCGACACACTGTTGCTATAGCGATTCAGATCGATCGCGTTTCGGAATATCTCGCGAAGTTCACTCATGCCGGCTCAATCCCCAACTCGTCAGCCGCTGTAACGCAAAGCGCCGAAACATCAGCCCCAGCCTTGAGGGCAAACTTGACGGTGCTGTAAAACTTTGCCCTGGCATTCAGGTCGTAGCAGTGGATATGCATCTCAGTCACTTTGGATATTTTGCCCTTGCTGAAGTAGCTCATTCGAATCACGGCAAAGTATTCGTTCGTTAATTCCTCTTTGGCAAAGAACAGCAACTGCTTACGTGGCGGCTCTGGTCTCCGCAGGTTATCCAGCCAGCTCATCAGCCTCGCCAACCGCTTCTGGCATTGTGGCCTCTGTTTCAGGCGCAGGCTCAGGCTCTGGCTGCTGCATCTCGATCATGCCGCCGCTTTGGGTGGCCTCGATCTCTTCCTCAACATCAAAGTCGTCGCCCAGCACTTCGCCAGCCTCAAGCTGAAGCAGCAAAGTTTCCTGGGTGATCGTGCCTGCGGTGTAGAGCTGCAGCAAGGCTTGGATCTCTTGAGGCTCAAGCCTTGTGCCCATGAAGTCGCGATTGACCAAGCTACTGCCGGCATTCGCCTCGCCCATGTACTGAGCGTGGAAGCGCAGGCAGTTGTCGATCAGATCCTGCATCTGCTGGGCCACCACCATCATGGTGCTGTCGCCTTGGCTGCGGTCGATCCGCTTGGCCTCTGCAGTTTCGCCGACCAGCTTTGCGCCAAGAACTGCAGCTAATCCCAGCTCGTTTATTTGAGACGCAATTTGATCCAACCGGCGGAACTGAGCGTCGTAGCTGTTGCCTGATGGCTCGATGTATTGCGCCGAAGCCCCTTCAGGCAAGGCCATCGCTTCACCAGGGCCGGCACTGATCTCTTCAGCAGATTGCGGGAAACCAAAAATCGCCAACATCGGCACTGCGCTGATATGGAGCTGATTCGCTAAATCACTTTGGGTTTGGTAGTGCTGCAGGTTCAGCTCAGCAATATCAGCCAAGGGCGGGATTGATTCAAGAAGGCCCATCCGGTTGGAATAGGCCACGCTGAACGGGATCTCGCTCAGGCTCGTGCGGCCTTCATCAACAACGCGGAAGTCGCCCTTCGCGTCCTTTTGGTGAATCTCAAAAGCGCCAGGGGTTAAGACGCGAACTTGCACCACCTCCTTTTCGCCATAAAGACCATCGGGGACAAGAATCTTTTCCTGCAGCCGCAGCTGAGTCAGCTTCTGCTCTCCGTCTGCCAGCTCGGTCCGCCAGCCCAAGATGTCCCTTGGCGTGTAGGTCACGTAGTAGGGACGCCCGCTCTGACCGGCAGATGGGGCATCAACAAGAACGCCAACGTGGCCGTACCGGATGCAGACCCTAGTTGTCGAAAACAACCAAGTTTGTAAATCGTTGCCCTGCAGATCAACATCAAACAACTGCTCGCGGATTTGATCTGCCACGTCGTCGAGCCGCACTGGCTTACGGGTCAACATGCCCGCAAGCATCCTCTCCAAGCGAACGTAATAAGGGGCTAAGACTGATCGCTGCAGCCTGTTGTCATATGCCTCATCAAGTTCTCGAGGTTCTTGTGGAAGAAACTTGCGATGTCCCTTGCGAATTTTGTAAGTGCCGCCGAGAAGGTGCTCTATAAGGCCCCAATGAGGCTCCATGTTGACCCAGGCGGTACTGGGGTCATTGACCTGCGTCACATTGCCAATACGTTGCCGCCCGGAGAAACCTGAATACACAGCTAAAGCCCACCCGATGGCATCAGCTTAGTAAAGCCTGATTCCTGTGCCTCGACCAGCACGAGCATGGATCATTGAGAACTCTCGATAGACCAAATATCCGAGAGCGTCATTCATATGGTCATAACCTGCGTCTTTATCAGGATCGCCGGCCTCGGTGTAACTCTGCAGCTCTAGGCACTCAATCGTCCGCTTGCAATTAGCCGCAACCTGCAGCCTTACTTTGCCTTTGCCGTTCTCCAGCAGAGCTTGTAGAGAAGCCACCCGATCACGGACGGGAGGGTTGGCTTTCGGCGATTGATTGCTGAACCCGTAGGATTCCAAGATCTGAATGTCCGTTCGTGAGGCATTCGTGCTTCTGTTGCCGCCTGATGCGTCAGGGTAGATGTAAACCTTGCGTCCGTTAGCGCGGAGTTGTATCTCTTGGGCCATTGCGTCGGTGTCATGTGCACCGCTGATCTCGTCGATCAGGAGAAGGTTTTCTCCAAGACGAACACCAATCACCGCTGACATGTTGCCGATATTGAAGTCAACACCCACGCGAAGTGGTTCCATGCTGACGTCAGGAATCGAGTTAGTGACATGTTTTTCGCGATTGAACCGGTCATAAACCTGACCAGTTGTGAGATTGCAAAATTGGCCTTCTAGGTAAGCCTGCAACAGGCTCGGATCGTAGTTGGCTTGCAGTCTCTCGATAAAGTCTTGGGGCAGATAGGGATTATCTGCTGAGCGCATCCTAATGAGCTTGCGGTCTTCGCGCTGCTGCGCCTCTTCTGTGCCGAACGTGTTCCACATCCAACGGAAGCCCTCTGGCGTTGATGCGGCGCTGAACTGGCGCACGTTGCCGGCCCTGAGGCGGCCAAGGATCTTGGGGAACGCGCGCGTGCAAATTGCAGGGTTCACCGTATCAATTTCATCGCAGAGGATATACGCCAAGTTCAGGCCGATGATGCGGGAGTAATTCTCGAAGGAGCGGCACAGCAATTTGCTGTCTCCGCCTGGAAAGTGCAGCAGATATTCCGGCAACGGTGATGCGCGGAAGGTGTACGGGATCTCGTACTGCTCAAGGAAGCCTTCAAAATCCGCCTGCCAAATATCACGAATCAAAGGCCCAGTAGGCTCCATGACGCAGCCGGTAAAGCCTTGATTGGCGGCTGCCATGAAGACGCTCTTCGCAGCTAACGCTCTCGTCTTGCCGGCCCCGTAGCCAGCAGAGATACCAAGGATCTCGGTCTTGTCGTCATCAACAAAGGCACGCTGGCCTGGGTGCAGATCTTCCCGGATCCGATTGAGCAGCTTGGCAACGTCAAGTTGGGAGTTGCCCTCGCCGATGCGGTGTAGCACCGAGCCAGTCGGGATGTGGCTCAAGATTCCGCTCACTGAAGCACCTGGGCAATCTGCGCGGCGGTCTTGATGCAGCCCAGTGCAGCGTTGAGGTTATTGGTCTTGCGGGCCTCCTTTTGGAGCGTGGCGAGCTGGGCCAGGATCTCTGCTGTAAAAGTCAAGCGGTCCGTTTCCCAGTCAGCGCGCAAGATGTCCCGCGCACGGGCGATGTACGTGTCAGCTGAACGCTCGGACGCCTCCCACTCCTTTGCTGCGTACTGCAGGATTTCGGACCGCACTGCGCCGTTCGCCAAAAGGCGTGCAACGCGGTTGATCCGCATGTCCATTTCAATTTTGGTTGACTTTTTCCCCATCAATCCTCCCGAGGAGCCAGCACAGCGTCCTTACCAGTGAATTCTGACCAACGCTGGACGATGACGTCGCAATAGGCGGGGTCAAGTTCCATGAGTCGAGCGTGACGCCGAATCCGCTCACACGCAATGATCGTGGTGCCCGAGCCACCGAAAGAGTCCAAGACCAGTTGGTTTGGCTTGGTTGAGTTGTCGATTTGATACTGGAAAAGGTCAACCGGCTTCATGGTTGGGTGCTGCCCGTTCCGACTTGGTTTGTCGAACTCAAGGACGGTGGTTTGTTTGCGGTCTGCGTTCCAGGTGTGAGCGGCTCCTTCAGTCCAGCCGTAAAGGCAAGGCTCGTGCTTCCAGTGGTAATCCTGCCGGCCCATGACAAGGGATGACTTGAGCCAGATCAGGCATTGCCGAACCTTCCAGCCGTTGTCGTGAGCAGCGCCTCGGAAGTTGTAGCCCTCGGAGTCTGCGTGCCAGATATAGAACGCCGCGCCGGGCTTAAGGACTTGATTGGCTGAGGAGTAGACGTCGCAAAGGAACTGACGGAACTCACCGTCGGCCATGCTGTCGTTTTTGATCGTCAGGGCGTCCTTGGTTTTGCCTTCGTAATCGACGTTGTAAGGCGGATCAGTGAGCCACAGGTCGGCGAGCTGGCCGTCCATCAAGCGTTGGAGGTGCTGCGGGTTAGTTGAGTCGCCGCAGAGCAAACGGTGGTTGCCAAGGATCCAAAGGTCGCCTGGTTTAGTGACCGGCTCCTCTGGCGCGTCGGGAACCGCGTCTGGATCCGTGTTGCCCTCAACAGGGTCAACCTCGACAACGTTCAACAGCTCATCAAGGTCGTCTTGGTTAAACCAAGGGTCAAGCTCGTGCTCCTCAGACAGGCGATGCAGCATCTCAAGATCCCACTCGCTGAGATCGGCGGTGCGGTTGTCGGCAAGAGCGAGGCCGACCTTCTGCTCTTCGGAGAGGCCAGTGCGCCGCACTGCGATGACTTCGTCGCCTTCTGACTCGATGATCCGGACGCGGCGGATGCCGGCGGCCTTGGCTCCGTCAATGGTGCCGTTGCCGGCGAGAATGCGATTCTCCTCGTCGATGACGATGGAACGTGCAGCGCCGTAACGCTGCAGTGATTCTTTGATTAAGTCTGAAGAACGATCTGTGCGACGGCGTGCATTCTTGTGATCAGATTTCAGATCGTTGATTGATGCCACCAGCTTGATGTCTTGACTTCCACGCTGACATTAGCTGATTGATTTTGACGTCAACTAAGTGCATTGAAGAAACAGTTCCGACGTATTCACCTACTTGAATCCTGAGGCATCCGTCTTCGAGGGTGCGGATCTTTGGATTTGGCGTAGGCGGCTCTGAGTGCATTTTCGTACCGGATGAAGACGGCAAGGTCATTTTGACGCTGTAGTGCGCGAAGGTCGTGGTCCTTAGTCATGTTGCAAAGAGTGAGTCGGGGGATGGATCACGCTGCTCGTTCGTGCCCTGCTTTTCCCTGAGGCACCCAGGGTGTTGTATGGCTTTCAGCCTGAGCGGGGGACAGCTCAGGCGTCAGGCTCCCCGACAGGCTCACTTAAACTCCTGAAAGGAGAGGGTCAAGCCTGCGTCACGGGCCTCACGAACAAGCAAGTGGTAGTGATCGTCGCTTTGCACCCACTCGTCCCAGATCAGTGAGCCGGGCAAGCCAAAGAGTCGCTGGAAGAGGTTGGGCTTGCGCGCCTCGCAAAGGATGCTGGGCTCGTCGGGTTCGGGCTCAGGTTGGTCTTCCCAAGCTTGCCGGGCCTCGTAGCAGCCGAGGGAGTAGTGATGCCAGTCGGACATGATCAAGCCTCCCGCTGGGTGATTTCGCCGTAGATCTCGGCAACTCGACTGAGGTGCCATTCTCTGAGCTTGAGCAAAGCGTCGCTGCTTAGCTCATGCAAGGGGGAGTCCAGCAGGAGCTGGATGTCGCGGGGGACTCCAAAAGAGGTGATTGCCATAGGTTTTAGAAATTCTCGTTCAACCAAAAATTGCTCTGATTTGCTCTTCTGCGCGAAGGGCGAGCTTGCCGTTGCAATACACGCGAAACAGCTTGATGCCTTTTCTTTCGCCGTAGTAATGAGCAATCGAGTAGGTCTTGCCTGATTTCGCAAAGGTGACCTCCCAGCTGGCCTTGACAGGATCGACGCCGATGGCGATCAAGGCTTCGATGGTTTCCTCTGAGGTGTGAGGAGCTTTGGTTTCAGAAATCATGGAACAGTGCCGTCTCCGGCTTGGGCTCCCCAACATTAAACCGTGGCGCGCCACGCGTCAAGTCAAAAGGCTCAGCTGCTCCACGACTGGTGGAAGCAGGCGGCTGCCCCATTGATAGGCCATCGCATCAGCAACGCCTTGATAAGTGCGGCTGCGCTCCTTCCATCGGTCGGGCCCTGGGCTCATCAGGTGGACCTTTGGCTCTCGGCCCTCCACGCAGTTTGAGGGGACAAGCCTTGGCAAATTCTGCAGCCAAAAGCAGGTGGCCTTGGTTTCTCCGTGCCCGTGCTCCCAAGGCTGAATGATTTGATCCGGCGGCCTGATCGCGCTGCTGATCACGCTCACTGGGTTTTCAATGCACCAACGAGGGATAGGTGCGGACATCAAAAGCCGAACAAAATTCAACGCATCTCGCTGTTCACGCTGTTTGCGGTGGAAATGACGAGAACCGCTGACTGCAAGGTGGGTGCAAGGCGGATGAGCCACCATCAAATCCCAGCCTTCATGCAACAACTCCTCGACAGGGCCTTGGTGATGCCACTGCGGATCAGCCTCGCACTCAAGAAGGTCGCAAGACCACGCATCGTGCCCGCGCTTGCGGAAGGCGTCTCGCACCCTGCCGCTGTATTCACAGGCAACGAGGATTCTCATGAGGCTTCAGTTGCCAAGGCTTTGACAACAGCATTCACTAGGCGCACGAGGTTCTCCTGAGGAACGCCCACGAAGTGCTCGCTGAGGTTCCTGACCGCCCGCTCCTGCGCCTCAGGCTCCATCTGCACGCGGGGGATGATGCCGGCGTTCAAGGCGCGATCACGGACCAGCTGCGCGCGAGACACGCCATGCGCTGCGGCCTCAATATCCAAACGGTCGCGCTCCTCGGGAGTGACGGCGAACTTGATCTCCTTGGACATCAAAAATCAAACGGGTCAAGAGGTTCAGAATCGTCAGGGTGTGGGCCTTCGTCAAGCTCCCAAGGCTCAGGCTCGTAATCGGCCTTGAACGGGCTGGATTGACAGAGGCGAATGTCCAGGTCCGGGCGCTGGTTGCGGAACTGAACGAGCGGGTTCCCGAGCTTGGCGATCGTGATGGACAAGGGATTGGAGTTGTCTTGGACAACCCAGCCGTTTGACCAAACCCCGGCACTGAAACGCTCCACCGCATCACCGACCGACAGGGGTGACAAAGGGGGGTCTCCCCCTGCAATGGGTGACAAGGGTGATAAAGGTGACAAAGGCTTCGTATCGTGTGTGTAGGGGGTACTTTGTCCCCTTTGTGACGTTTGTCCCCCCTCTAGGGAGGAGACCCCTGAGGGTCGGAACAACAGCGCCGGACGACCGCCTTCCGTCTCCGCTTGCCCGGCTTGCTCGACCAGTCCCTTGCGTTCCAACGAGCGCAAGCAGCGGTGCGTTTTGTTCCGCTCCAAGTTGAAATGGCCCGACAGCTCGGATGCGGCAACCGGAAACTCACCGAGCATCCACCGCTCCTTGATGTAATCGAACACGTCAGCCTGCCGGCCTTGCAGATCGTCAGCGGCCTCCTGCATCGCCTCAGCAGCCAGCACGCTTTCGCCATCGCCGTGGTGAATCCAGCCGTCGTCCTTCAACTCGATCAGCAACGTGGTGCCTTTGGCGCGGCCCTGCGTTTTGACCACAACGCGGTGGTCGTTCTGCGTTTGCCCCTCCGCAGGCTGGCGAAACCAGTTCATCAAGATCGTGAGGCTGGCCGCTGCCGGCAAAGCGTTCGAGCCGCGTGATGCGTTTGTCGCGTTCCCGCCTGCCACCGATTTATTAGTGTGGTGGATCATCGCCAGCGTGGCGTGATGCGGTGCCAACGCCTGGGCTAGGTCGCGTGCCGGGCCATCAAAGGCGCTGGTGGCCTCGTCAACGCCGAGAGGGCTGATGCAGGCGTGGTAGCTGTCGAGCAAGAACAGCGAGCCAGGGTTGGCCTCTGCTAGGCCACCAAGGTGCTCAATCCCTTCCGCCGTCAAGTGCAACGGTGCACCCGTGTGCCAAAGCATCTCGATCGGGCCGCCCATGTCACCCTCTGGCGTGACGAGCCCCTCGCGCTTAAACAAGGTGAACCAGTCGTTCTCCGGCTGGTCAGTGCCAACGATGAAAACCTTGGGGCAAGTGCCGTGCAGGCGCAGGCCGCAGAACTCACCATCGCCGCGCCACCAAGCGCCGATCATCCCGACCATCAACGCTGACTTACCGACCTTGGGCGGGGCCACCAGCAAGTTGAACGTGCCGGCCATCAACACCCCTTCCCAGGCCCAAGGAGTGGGCGTTGTATCCATGCGCTCGCCACGCAGGCGGGGCAGGGTCACACCGGCAACCTCCCCGCGAGCACGAGCCAAATAAACGGCGGCGGTGCGTTCGCTGATCGGGCAGGCCAGCTCCTCGGCCATGAGGCGGAGCCGCTGGTTTTGCAGAAAAGGATCGGCTTCGTCAGAGAGGACCGCCTTTGCGGCGGACTGGACGCGCGCGAGGAGTTCCTTGTGATCGCTCAGGCTTTCTGGACTGATGAAGACTTCGGAGTCTTCGGGTGTAGTAACCATCCTTCGCTCTGGAGGGTGAATAGAAGTTTTGTTGGGAGTAGATGCGAAGGCGCTCAAGCTCGCGAAAGGCAGCAAGTTCTGCGCTGGTTTCATGAGGATGGGCCGCGTCCCAAGCATCGAGTGCGGCATCAGACCGCGCGCGTTGCGTTTTTGAATAGTGCCCTAAAAGGACAAGCTCTTCATCGCAATCGGCTGGAAGAGAAAAGGGAACCCATTGAAGGAGTTCGTACGCGCGAAGCTCCTTGTCAATCACGCGGCAAGGGCTCCGGCTCGGAAGCGATGGCCTTTTGCAGCAGCAGGTTGACCCAACCAGTGAAGCTCACCCCGATCGGACGCTTGCGCTCTACCTCGTCGGAAACACGTGGGTCCAGTCGCACGCGTGTCGGGCTGGGATCCAGGATGGGATCGTTTTGGATCAGTTCAGGCATCAAGGAGGGGTTGCTTCCGGGCCAGATCATGCCAAGGTTGGCCAGCCTTGCAAGCCCCTGTTGCTTGATCCGATTCCCGAGCTGACCCTCGACCACGATTCGCACCGCTACACGTACAAGGGCCAGCTGCTTGCCCGCTCCGTTTCAGAGGTGATCGGTCACGACCTGACGCCGGAGCAGCGCGCCGGCATGGAGCGTTACAAACACGGCCCCGACGGTTGGGCTGCCAGGGGGACGGCGATTCACAAAGTGCTCGAGCACCACCTCAAAGGCCAGCCTTGCGTGATGGATGACAAGTGGAGCCCGTGGGTGGACGCGTTGCTCGACGAGTCGATCTTTGGCCGCTTCCGGCTGCTGGCCTGTGAGTTCCTGCTGGTTGACGAGCGCCGGTCGATGGGCGGCAGCTTCGATTTCTTAATCGAATTAGAGGAGCTGGGCGTCCCTGAGGGCAAAGGGCTAATTGTTTTAGGAGACCTCAAAACCGTTTCTCACAAGACCGGCGTTGGACGGCGCAAACCAGCAACGGCGCAACTGGGTGCATACCTTTCCATGCTCAAGCGGCTGCGGCCGAAGGTGCAGGTGAGTCAGTGCGTGACAGTCGTGTCGGGGCCGGAACGCTGCAAGGTCATCAGGGAGGATCCTGAGGACTGCCACGCCGCTTGGGAAGAAGCGTGGTCTCGCTACAACCTCGATTTGCCCGAGTTTTGATGAAGTGCCCTCACTGCGGATGCTCTTGGATCAGCGTCTTGGAATCGCGCCACACGAACGCCAAAGCAATTAGTCGCCGTCGCAAATGCAAAGTGTGCGACCACGTTTGGGCAACAGCAGAAATCAGCGTTCCCGACGACGAATGGGGCTACAAGGCAACGCCAAGGCCCAACCAGCGCGAGAAAGCGGAGTTTGGCGTCAAGGCGAGGATGCTTGAAAGGCTCCAGGCCGCCTAAAGCGTGCGCGCGTTGCGAACGCTCTGCATCGGTGTTACGTTGCGGGGCGTCCGCGCCTCTTCTGCGCTCATGACCATTTCATTGCCCACACGCGAGAAGCCGGCAAAGGCTGAGTTTCCTCGCATTGAAAAAACTCCCTCAGAAATTGCCGAGCGCCTCAAGGTTGACGATCACGCCTTAAGCAATCTTTTTCTTGAGTCATCGGCTTGGGCTCCTTGGGTGTGGAAGGGCTCGGATCTTTCTGCGCCTTTGCGTGCTCTTTACATCGCCGAGACGCTCGGGCTTCTTCAGCAAGATGAAAGCCAACGGACCAAGGACGTTCCCATCACGGACATCACTGCAGCAGTCAATCGTTGGTTGATGGATCGCGGGCAAAACCCTGTCGCCGAAACAACGATCTACGGCAATCTCAAAAGCGCCGCAACATTTGTCCACGTCGCGCTTGGGCTGAGCATCGTGCCGATCAAGAAAACCATGACGGTTCGGCTAACTGATCAGAAGCAAAACCTGGCAAACCTTGAGAAGTACTTCGCTCTTGCTGAAACACAGCTGAGCAAAATTCTTAAAGAGCTGCAGGTTGCTGAAAGCCACAACTGGGAAACGCAGCACATCCTTGACCGCGTTGCCAGCGACACAGGCTTACGGATCGGGCCAGCCAATTAATCAAACCCAGGGGGCTTCGGCCCCCTTCTTCATTGAGACACGCTTATGACTTCTGCAATCGTTCCTGAAATCGTCGACGTCGAGATCCTTGAAGACTCCGCAATGACGGACGTTGAGGAAAAAGAGCTGGTGATTGTCAAGACTGCCATCCGCACCGCGTATTGCAGTCGCATGGAGCAAGACCTAGCGATTGGCGCGGGGCTGACCAAGATTTTCAATCGCAAGCTATATCGAGGCAAAAATGGCGGACGCTCTTGGGAAAACTGGCTCAAAGATGAGTCGGCTGAACTGACCTCTGGACGAGGCCCTCTCAACAAGATGACCGCCCAGCGCCTGCGTGGGTTTTATTTGTTCCGTTGCGAAGTGTTACTGCCGGCGACCGGCCGGTCGGCCGATCTCCCGTTACCAACCTGCGCCTACCAAATCAGGCCGCTGCTAGCTCAACTCGAGAGTCACCCAAGAGCGGCGGTTGAAATGTGGAAGGCAGCCTGCGCCGACGCCGGCAAGGGCAAGGTTCCAAGTTTTGAACAGGTTCAACGCGCTGCCCTTGCCTTTAAAGCAAACGAAGCGAACGAAGCCAGGCGTTTGTCCGCAGGACAACAGGCTTCTTTAGACGCAGCAAATGCGGCTCGAGCCGAGAAAAGAACTTGGGAGCAAGCAGAGCCAGCGCCTAAAACCGAACGTCTCAAAACTGAAGAGGAGGTCAAAGGCTGGACTCTTCAAAAAGACGACGGCGCACTCGACGCCATCGAAGAGTGCAAAGAGATCACGCGCGCAATCAACAAGGCGCATGAGGCCGTTGGCCTGCTGCGCGGCATTCTCTACAAACGCATCAGCGTTCACGGGCGCGACTACATGGGTTTCCTGCGCCAGGTCGATGCCGGCGTTTACAGCCTCTCGACCATCGACCACGAGGTTAGGCAGATCGGGGAGGACGTGGACTTCGTGCTGGCGTTACTGGTCGCAGACGTCGGAGAGGGCGAGCTGTCCCAGATCACCGTTGACCTTTCGGCGATTCCGACACGAGAGACTTGACGGGCGCGCCACGCCTAGGCAATGTGTGGGAGCCGAGAGGCACTGCTCAATTGCTTTTTTGACATGACTCCCCTGGAGCGTCTCAACCGCGCGCTTGTCATCCGCAAGGCCCTGACCGACCTGATGACAGCCGAGGAGGCCGAAGCCCACGAGGGCATCACCGACTACCTCGAGGATTACGTGCGCGATCTCGTCATCGATTACGAGAACAGCATCAAGGTCGACCTTCCTTCCTTTCTGTCCTGACCCAAGGCCCTTCGGGGCCTTTTTCTCATGAACACCAGCGACCTGCCAATTTTCAACCATCCGACGGCACCCCACAACGGTGTCGACACCAGCCGAGAGGCAGCCGACAGCGTGCGCGACCAACTCAACGCCATGTGCAAGCAAGTGCTTGAAGCGGTCCGCAATTGCCCTGGCGGCCTCACCTGTGAGCAGGTTGAGCAGCTCCTCGGCATGAAGCATCAGACCGCTAGCGCCCGGCTGCGCGACCTGATGTGCCTTGAGCCTTGCCCGCTTGAGTTCCGGCCTGATGAGAAGACAGGCAAGCCCCAGCGTCGGAGCACCGCCTCCGGCAGAACCGCCCGCATCTACTTCGCAAAATGACTGAATCCATCGACCGTCAAGCCCAAAACGAGTTTGTTGAAAACGACGAGGGCTACAAGCTGGTCCGCGAACGTCACAACAAAATGCATGCGGAAGCTCGGAACGCCAAGCGCGACATTTTGTTTGAGCTTCGGAAGATCAACATGCTGCTTATGGCTTTTGACCTTTGCGTTGAGAAATCATGGGAGCACGAGGACATTGAGGAAGGCAGCGAGCTGGACAAACAGCTCAAGCGACTCACTCCTGATGGCAGCGACCTTTGGTACGGCCACTACAACGCTGCTGCAGAGCTGATCAAGGATCAAATGGTTGAGCAATGCAGCAACGTGCTCACTGCACGGTTTAAAGCAAAGAAAATGCAGGAGGAGGCTGCTTCGCATTGCGACAGCCTTCGCGCCGCCCGCGAGGAAGCTGAAAAGCGTTACGTCGCTTCGCTGCAGCCAGTAAAGCGCGGCCCTGGCCGCCCGAAGAAGAACGCAGCTTGAGCAGCTTCACTTTCACGGTCATGGGCAAGCCTGCCCCACAGGGGAGCAAACGCTCCCTCGGTGGTCGGGTGATGATCGAGTCCAGCAAGCGCTGCAAACCATGGCGGCAAGACGTCCGCCACGCGGCGCTGGACTTGACACCTAAAGCGTGGCGCGCCACACTACCGATGAAGGTCGAGGTCGACTTTCTTTTCAGTCGCCCGAAGGCGGACTACCGCACCAACGGCGAGCTGAAACCATCTGCTCCACTTCATTTGACTAAGCGCGTCGGCGATGTCGACAAGCTTTGCCGCGCGCTTCTCGATGCCATGACGGGCGTCGTCTTTGATGACGACTGCCAGGTCGTGACGCTTATTGCCAACCGCCGTTATTGCCTCTCACATGAGCGACCAAGCGCAATCATCACAGTTACAGCCCTCGGCTGAACTGGTCGCCGCGCTGATCAAATTTCAGCAGTCGGTTCCGACCATTCACGACAACGACAACAGCTACCACGGTGGCTTTGCCAACCTGCCCGGCATCCTCTCAACCATCGGGCCAAAGCTGCGCGAGAACGGCCTCGCCGTCTCTCAGCTGCCGGAGGAGATCAACGGCCAGCCTGGCCTCCGCACCACATTGCTGCACACCAGCGGCCAGAGCCTGACTGCCGTCACTCCGCTTGCGGTCAACGCAGGGAAGAACGGAACCCAAGAGTGGGGCAAAGCAATGACCTACTCCCGGCGCTACGCCCTTCAGGCGGTTCTTGGCCTTTGCGTTGGCATTGAGGACAACGACGCGGACATGGATCCAGAGCCGACGCGCACGCGCACGATTGAGCCGAAGGCAAAGCCTGCCCCGGCTGCAGCAGCCCCGGCAATCAAAACTGAGCTGTCAGATGCCGATAAGCAAACCTGCATCGACATGATCAGAGCGATTGGTTTGCCAAAAGAAAAAGGCGGCTTAGGCAAAAAGTATGAGATGCACAAGATCCTCAAAGAATTTGGGGAAGCTTTTGAAATTAAATCTGAAAAAGTCTCTGACGGGATCCAAACGGTTGTCCATCAAGAATGGATTGCCAAGCGTTGCATGGCTGCTGAGGCATGACCGATGGGCGGACATCACAAGCGCGTCGTGATGCACGGCGGCGCAAATTTCAATTCGGTGTGCGGTTGGATTCCGATCTAGCCGCGCAACTGCAGCACTACGCCGACAAACGCCACGACGGCATCATCAACGCTGCTCTTCAAACGATCATCCTCAAATTTTTCAACGGCAAGTAATGGCTGACTTCAACATCGGTTTCGTCCAGTTCACTCAACTTGAGGAGGACAAGCGGACAGAAAAAAGCCCAGACGTCACAGGATCCATTGAGGTTCTTGCAACCGACGTTGACGCACTGATCAACTACCTGCAAACGGCAGAGCGCGAGGAGGACTACCGAGGCGACGAGGTGGTCAAGCTGCGCCTGGCTGGCTGGAACGGCATGACCCGCAAGAACAAGCCCATGCTGAAGGGCAAGCTCAGCGAGCCGTATCGCCCTGACGCAAAGCCTGCGGCAACTGTTGCAGCTAGCAGCGGCGGCGACTTCGACTTCTGATTAACGGGGCATCATGCGTGCAGTACCGGAAACGGCTGCAGGAGACAAGGACCTCCAATAGGCGCTTCGTGTAAGTCCCCGCCTTCTTATGACAAAACCCATCATCAAGCAGGTCAACACGAACGGCGTCATTCACTGGGAGGTGACACACGCAGGCATGACGCGCCTCTTCTTGCACGATTGGAAGGCGCGCTGGTACTACGAAGCGTGCATGCGTTACTACCGCACAAAAGTTTTAGGCAGGGGCTCCTAGTCCCAGCAAGCAAGCTTTGCGTCGAGTTCCCCGATGCGCCCTACGGCTTGGCTCAACAAGCGAGATTGGTGGAACTGCTGTCTGACCAAGGAAACGCAAAGCGTCTTCAATACTTCTTCGTCTTTGCAGTTCTGCACTTCTCTAACGCTGCGCTCCACCTCAAAGAGTTCTTCGGTCGAAGGGTTAAAAGTCATCCAGTCGGCCCAGCCCATCGGATTGTTTCAGAACCTTTCGTTCTGAATGGTACGGTTGGTTTTTGTGCATGTCCATGGTGTCCCTGACCCATGGGACCAGCCATTGGTCAACCTGTGCGCATCGCTCCCAGTTCACCGGCTTGGCGCACTGAACGACAACAGTCGTCCAGAACGCGCTGATAAAAGCCCAAAGCCAATACCAGTCAGCCACGGATGAAAATCATCCAGCCTGTGCCTGGGCCATCAACCAGCCACCGATAATTGAACTCGGACTGACGGACCCGCACCGATTTGCCAGACCGTGAGCGGTCGTGCCCTCCCTGTTGCATGAGGGGTTGGCCCATCGGATCATGCATCACCCAATATTGGTCGCCGACCGGGCTCCGCTTGCCTTGGAAGCCCGTGATTACGGACCAGTGGCCGCAGCTGTAGTTGTCGCACATCGGCGGCTCACCGCGGGTCAGGTCGCCAGAGTGGAGCCATCCCACAAGAACCGCAGCCCCGCGAGAAATGGACTCCTCGATCATCTCCGGAGTGCCTTTCTGAGTGAACTCAACATCCAGGCCCAAGCCCCGGAGCGTTTGGAGCTGGGCGTCAACACTGGTGGTGTCGCCGTGGTGGGCCAAGTGGAAGATGTACTCGTTATCTGAATCGACCAGACCGGCGCTGGCTGCAAGCATCGCGGCGGCGGAGGCAAAACATTCACGCCAGCCGTCTTGTCCGTTGTCGAGTTGCTGAAAGTAAGGGACGAAAACTTCTTGGTCAATACCAGCGGCCAGCCAAGCCTCGAGCCACTCGCTGTCTTCCTGAAAAAGCTCAGAAGGCATGGTTTCTTGTAAGGCTGCAACGCCAGCCAAGTGGTGGGGCGAATCATCCCGGAAATGCTGGAAAAAGGGCAGCAGACTCAGCACACCTAAAAAACCTACAGACGGCTTGATGAGACTTGGCCACAGGCGCTCTCGCCAGCTGTGTATCCGGCAATGAAAATCAGCATTGAACTGCACAGCAGCAGCATGACCGCGCCGCCCGCAACGAACCAACCCGTCACGGAGAAGACGGACATTTTCATTTGTCAACACGGGTCTCCGGGTACATGGATTTGACCACAAACGACACAACTTGATCGTCAATTTGTGATTCAGTTGATTCTGCGTAGGCGGTCAAAAGATCGACCACCAGTTTTTTGACCCCTTCCGATTGCAAGAACCGAAATAGGATTGGGCGGATCAGTAGCAGCATGGGTGGGCCTGATCGTTACCCTTAAAGCGTAGCTCTGTTGCGTCATGGCAGAAACTCCAGACGATCATCACGAAAAGGAAGGCATCTCAATGGCAGATGTCGTCAAGGCTTTGGTGCTGGCGTGGAGTGCCGCACTTTTGACAGCCTCATATCTGGGGATCTTCCCTCAAATGAAAATGGATAATACTTTCGTTGCCAGTTTGCTCACAGGGGCGATGGCTTCATTTGGCATTGAGCGCAAGAACAATGGTGGTGGCAATAAGAAGCCGAATATCATTGACAACAAAGATTCCAAAGCTGGCATCAAATGACCCGCGCACTTTTGGTATTGGGAATCACTTTGTTGGCAGCCCCTGCCCATGCTGATCTGCGGCATGTGATGACCCAAAGCGCCCAGATCTCGGTGGATCAGGCATACAGCTCAGCCACCCGTGGCGGCACGACCTACAGCAGCCAAGGCAGCAACGTCACCCCATCGGTGACGGCCAGCGGCACAACGACAAGCAATCGGATCGGTGGCTTGGACATGTCCACCATCACTAGCGGTGTGCCGGACATCGTGGACACGGACTATGACGTCACAACCCCCGGTTCGGCTTATTCCATGACTGAGTCGCTGACCGTCGGCGACAGTATCCCCAGCTCCACCACCGTGACGAATGGCGTTGTGCCTTCTCTCCCGGCAATGATGACGACCATCACTGGCGCGGGCGGCGAGACAGGATCACTGGCGGCCACCGTGACCAGCTCAGGCCAAGCAACCGTGACGGCTGGCGACGCTGGCACCTCGGCCATCCTGTCCACCAAGATCGAGCTGGAAATTGACTAAGGCTTGGCTGCTGGTTTTGCTGCTGCCTGGCTCAGCCATGGCCGCGCCAATCGTGCCTCAGTTCACCCAAGGCCAGCTCAATTCGCGGGTCGAGTCGAGCACGGTGATTCAGGAATCGATCACCAGTTACAACTACCGAACCGGCTACAGCTATTCAGCAGCAGGCCACAACGTCGAAACGGTGGGCGATGTGCCCATCTCTCCTGATGCCACCGTCACCAACAATCAGACCGTCGGTGGCGTGAACTTTTCTTGGACTAGCCCCCACCTTGAAACCAAGCCCCAATGGCAAGTCGTCAATCCTGGCGAAAGCTGGAGCATCACAGAATCGTTCATGGCCCCTGGCCTAGACGCAGTGACTCAGGTTCAAAGGACTATCACCACGGAAAGCGTCACAGAAAGCACCTCGGTGTTCTCGCAGTAATCGCTGCGCTCGGTAGCCCTGCTTACGCCAACACAACAGTCGCTAATCCATCCAGTACGTCTACTGGCTCAGTGGTCAATAATGCGTATCAGATGATGACGGGACCGCATCCGATTTACCGGATGTCGCAGGGGATCCAGTGCCCAGGGCCAACGCTTACGGTGTCGCCATTCATCACAGGCAGCAGAAACTTTGACCTGCCGTTTGAGGCAACAACGCGGACGCCTGTTTATTCAACAGCAGACAGCAATGATGACGGCGAGCCTGACTCCCCAGGCAAGGTGCTCTACTACTCAGAGTTGCCACGATTCGAGAAGGATCGGCGCTCTCTGAACTACGGCATCACGGCCACCTTTTCTGTGCCGTTGGATCGTGGCTTGGCGGATCAATGCAAACGAGCTGTCAACACAAACATCAAGCTGCAAGAGCAGTTGCTAGCCACTAAACGCCTTGAGCATGAGCTTTTTCGCGCTGCTAAGTGCGGGGAACTTGCCAAAGCGGGAGTGCAATTTACGGGTCAAATGTCCGTTGTATGTAGCGACCTGATTGTCACCGTTCCACCCGTGAAGATGGTTCCGCACACGCACGCTATTTCCGCGCCTTCCGCTGCGCCTGCTTCCTCAAAAAAGTAGAAGGCCGCACCTCCTTCTTACGGGTCACAATCTCCTTCGCCTTGGTCAGCAGTTTCTTCACCACGGGCTTGATGATTCGCACCAAGAACGGCGTGCTCAATGCAGCGGTAGTTGCAACGACAGCGATGCCTGCGGTCTGCGCTGCCTCGTAGGGCGACGGGATTGCCTTGACCAGCTGCTCCGTCACAGGAACGTTGCGGTAGACCTCTTTGCACACGCCATTCACCAGCTCGTAAGAATCCAAGATCTTGCGGCCGTTGGGTGACAGCGTGCCCACCTCTGTCGCGTCTGCTGGCGGACACTTCACCTCCGGCGGTTGCTTGGCCTTTGGCGGCGGTGGTTTGGGGTCAGCCTTTTTCTGTGCTGGCGGCTCCTCTTGTTCTTGATTCTGTGTCGGCGTCGGCTCAATGATCTGAAGTTTGCGCGGGTTCCAATCCAGCGGGACATAGCTAGGCATCTCACCTTCAGGGCAAGAAATGCCCACGCCGTTTGGGTCATCCCGCAGCAGGGATGGGTTTAGGTGTGCATCTCTGTGAACCCTAAAACAACCTGGCTTTTGATATATCGGACGCGGCGCTAGGTTCTGTGTGACCGGCGCTGGGAAAACATGCGGCTCAGGGATGGGCCGTATCTCAATCGTCGGGATCTCAATATCAGGAATGTCCGGCATGAAATCAGGCGATCGATTCGTGGCAGGTCAGCTTTTCATTGAGCGGAACCGCAGAAGAGAGGGGCCGCCCATTGTTTACACCGTAATGTCCGGAAATAGTGCTAGGCCGTTTACAGATACAAAGGCGATCTTGAAATGGGTCAAGTGGCCGAAGGGAACACCAACTGGGGACGCCTTGCGTGAATGGCTAGCTTCGTTTGAGCAGAAACAAGAGGCACCCACGCCAGAACTGGATATGGCGAAAATCAAGGCGGAAGGCTTCGGGCCGGAGGCTCACGACGATGATCCGACCGCCAATACCAAGATGATTACTTAAAGGGGATCGCAGGCCCTGTGGCTTTAGGCAGTTCAGGAACTTCAGGGACGGGCACCTGATCAAGAATCGTCTTTGTCAGCTCCAGCTTCAAATCGCTGATGTACTTCTTAGCCATTGATGGAACGCGGGTGTAAAACAACACGCCGCCGACTGCCATCGCTCCAGACATCACAAAAGATGCGACGGCCATCACGTTGAAAACTTTTTGCATAGCTGCTTAGGTAACAAAAAGCCCCCGCGCTCTGCACAAGTACGGGGGCTCCCTGCTGTCTGTGTGAGGAGACAGTTAGGTTCTAGCAGCGATCAGAAACGAGCGCCAATCTTCACGTTACCGGTAGTTTCGGTGTCGCCAGTGGCGAATGAAAGCTCACCGTAAAGAGGGCCACCGCTGATGCCAGCTTTTCCTGAGAATTCAATCTCAGAATCGCCGGTGTCAGGCGTCACGAGGCTAGGGCCGATCTGTGCATAGGCACCGTTCGAGAACTCGTAACCAACGTGCAGGTCGGTGACAGCGCCACCCACGCCGGTCTCAGTTCCGACGCCGATGTTGATCTCGGGGTTCACGTAGAAGCCCTCATCTGCGCGGGCAGAGAGGGGAGCCAAGGCAAGTGCGCCAGCGGCTACACCAAAAACAAGACGCTTGATCATTAGTTGAATTAGCGTTTTCCCTGGCCACGGTACTTCTTTCGGCCCTTTTTGGGGCGGGAGTGCTGACCATTTCCCTGTGTGGTCCGTTTGGGTTTACCGACAACAAATGTTTGACCGTTAAGTGATTTGGCCATCAGATGCCGTCAGTCGAAGTCAAGTTCTGATACTTCAGAGCCAAACCCGTAAACAGACCGTATTGAGGGTGTGACACTTGGTCACGGCCATCAAGGAAATACAACTCTTCAAGCCATAGCGTCCGAGCAGCCATCGCTTGCACGTCCTCCGCCCCAGGCTTAGCGGCGATCATCGGGTCAGGGCGTTGCATTGCTGTTGTGCAGGGAAGTCACGTTGGGCTTGAAAATAGCCAGCCCGGTACATGATATTGGTGCTCCCCAGGATCACCATCACAAAAGACGTGACTGTTAATGCAAGGCACCAAGCCAGCCGATAAGCCGACATCACCAGCTAGAAGGTTTGCCAGACGCTTGGGTCGGCGTGATCTGTTCAACAATGCGTGCAGCCAGTGCATCTTGAATCTCGGTAACCTTTTCAGCTCCACCGAGCTTGGCCTGCACAGCAGCCACAATGTCAGCCTCAGTCAGATCCTCAAAATCGGCCAAGGTGTTAGGACGATCCAAGCCGATGCTGCCGTAAGCGCCTGAATTGTAGGCATTGCCTTCAGAGTCAACCTGATCGCTGATTGCGGTCACGGTGTAGTGAGCCGTATGGGCAAAGCCGTCACTGAGGTCTCTGTTGAGATCAGCGATCTTCCAGACGTAGGTGTTAGCCATGATGATGTGAAGTCAGAGGAAGTTTACTTAGCCAGCCTCAAGGGCTGCAACTTTGGTTTTAAGGGTATCTACTTCGGCAGACAGTTCCTTAATAGCGTTAACGAGCACAGGAATCAGCTGCACATACTCCATGCCGAGCTTGGTGCGGTCACCCTCTTGATGGCCTGGTAGCTCGTCATTGCTGTCAAATACAGCTTCAGGAATGATCGACTCAACTTGCTGAGCGATAAATCCCAACTTATTCGTATCAGGCTCGGTTTTAAGAGCATATTGCTTCGGTTGAAGTTGCTTAACCTCAGCAAGGCCGTAAGTAACATCTCCTGCAATGTTTTTCAGTCTTTCATCTGAAGTTTGCGTGCCGATGACGGTGCCCGATTGCAAGCCAATGTTTCCTGATGAGGTTGAAAACCTCAAAAGATTACTGTTGTCAAAGTAGACATAGTTGGTAGACCCATCATCAGGGTCCATGCGTAGATAAGCCCCAGGGTTAATGTTAGAGCTATTTTTATAAAGGCCAATTTGCGCGATCCGCGTGCCACCACTTCCACTGCTACCTCTTGCGGTAAAGTTGCATACTTGAGCATTGCTCAGATCTTGGCTTCTGATGTCAACAATCATCGGCCCTGAGGATCTATCTGTTTGAATAAAAGCGTTTGTGTCTCTTACAGCGGTTTGGTTGATCAACAACTGCCCCGAGCTGTCGATACGCATCCGCTCGGTGTTGTTTGTTCTAAAAACCTGCGGCTGGTTTACAACGGTACTTAGTATTCCGCCATTGTCATTAAACTCGATAAACCCATTTAAGGTTGAATCAGCATTATTCCTGAAATCAATTTCAGCACCCCCATTAGCGGATTTGCCAATTAACTTAATACCGCTGCCGCCGTTGCTATTTGTCGCAATTACAAGGTTTGCACCACTGGTTGTAGTGGTAGAAATACCAACATTTCCCGAGCTGTCGATCCTGACTCTCTCCGTCGGGCTGCTTGCACCGTCCGCACAGGTCGAAAATACGAGCCTTCCTGGCATGTCGTTAGTGCCAGGGGTTGCGTCTACATTTGCCTCAATAGTTGCGGCTGGTATAAAATTGGTGCCGTCCGACCCCGAAAACGTCAGACTTCCGAGTTGATCGCCGTCGCTGACAATAGTAGTGCCGCCGACAGATGCGCTGCGGTGTTTGCCTAAAACGATTTCTGCACCATTTGTATTATTGCGCCCAAAAATTACACTTAATGCTTTGGCTGTGTCACTGTTGGCGGTCTCAAATTGAAACTGTGGCGTAAGAGTATTCCCTCCATCCCCGTCCAGAACATTGCTACGGGCAGTAGACGTCCCCACGAGGAGCCTGCCACTTGAATCGATTCGTGCGCGTTCTGTATCGCCTGTATAAAAAATTGTATTTGCAGACTCAGCATTAGATATCTGAAGATCACTGCCGCTCAATGTGATATAAGAACCGTCGCTAGCCCCTGTGCCTGTTGTTGAATTTCTAAAAGTCAACAAACGTCCGCTATCTGCTTGAACTGATAACGATCCATTTGGCGACGACGCTCCAACACCTACGCGATCATTTCCTGCATCGACAAACAGCATGTGAGTGTTGCCGTTTGACTCCACGCGGAAGTCAACATCATTGCTGGGGTCGTTAAATACAACCTCAGAGCTGCCAATCTCAAGGCGCTCTGCACCGCCAGTCGCAAAGCCAATTTGATCAGCAGCAGGGCTAAAGATGCCAGTGTTTACATCGTCAGCAAAAGCAAGACCAGGCGTTGAAGCACTGCCGTCCTCAATCAGCATCGTGCCGTCAAGCTCACGCAGCGTGATCCAACCGTCGTTAGAGCTGTTCCTGATCTTCAGGACGTTGGCGTTAGTGTCTGCCCACCATTGATATGCGTAAGTCGTCCCAGGCTCAGAACTGCCGCTGTTGTTGCTGACGATTGCCGCAAGGGCGTTATTCAAGTCAGAACGGACCGCAGCCCCCGTTCCATTAGCAATCACATAATCGTGAGTAGCCATGCCTCAGCCCGTTTTGGACAACATTGCTTCTATGTTAAACCGCCTTGCCATAGCCCACAGCCGCGTAGGTGAAGTTCCTGTCAACGTTGACATCACTGCTGTTCAAGATGTCCACGTCAAAACCAGTAGCACTGACATTGCTGACGTTTAGCCGCTCACCGTTGCCGAGGTTCTGAACCGTTACCGCAACACTGGGCAGATAAGCGTTCGTTCCACCAAGCGATGCTGTGCCTGTAAAAAACGCCTTATCGAAAGTCACGCTCTTGGTGCTGGTGCCTGAAGCGATAGTGCCGTTGCTGTTTTCTTGACGCCGCTGGAACGTTGCCTCGTAACCCAACTCATCGATCAAGATGTTCTGTGCAATATCAGAGCTGTTCAGCTCCGCTTTGAACTGAAACGCCCTAGCCTCAAACGTTCCAGAAATGAACTCCTGCCATGCGCCGTAAGTCGGAGAGCCTGCTGGATCGTCGTTGGTGCTTCTGAAATACAGCTTGGCATTTACTGCGTCAGCCTCATCACCATCAAAATCGCTCCAATCATCCACATTGGCGCTACGGGAATCGATCAAGGCATTTGGGAAAAATGCTCGCGTGACAAACCGGCGCTGAATATCCAACGAGAACCGTGCGCCAAGATCAAGAGCATTTACGAACTGGTATTCAGCAGAGGACAGAATGTCACCAAGCGTGTCAAGAGAGCTGATCTCGTCAAAATCTGTCTGATCGTCTAACTCCTCGTCACCGTCAATAATCAGCGCGTCTAAATCCTCGTCATAGAAGCAATCGGTTCTAGTCCCTTGGAACGGTGGGCTATCTAGATCCTCTCTACGGGTTTCAACTGCAAGTCGTCCCAGAGTGTCTGGGAACTGCATGATGACGCTAGTCGCATTCGTGCTCTTGTTGCCTAAGTCGTCTTCAAACTTGGCAAATATCTCACCGGCTACCAACGGCACAATGGCCTCAGTTGAGTTGCCAGCAACTGCTTCAATCAGGTCAACAGAATTAGGCCAAGTCGCTGTCCCGTCAGTCAAGCTACTGTGCTTGATGTGAACAAGGCCATTGACCTTCACGTCAAGGTCAACAGTCTTATCCCACCGCAGACGAGCACTGTTGGCGCTGATTGCTTCAATCGACAAGTTCTG